ACACCAGCGCTCCCGAACGGTACCACAGCCACTACTCAAGCCAATGGGGATAGCTCGACAAAGCTGGCCAATGATGCCTTCGTGCAAGCTGCTCTCACCTATTACAACACTGCTGTAGTCTGGGATGGCGTAAATGATAGGGTGCTCGGAGTAGGTCAGATTACGCAGGACTCATTCACCTCCGCAACCTCCGTGCCACTGCACATAGCTTGTGGCGATGGGCAGATTTATGAGATTGATATTGCAGGGTCGTATACTGCTGCCGCTGCTGCTGCTAATCCTATTCTTCAGACAAACAACACTGTTCCAGCGACGAACTCATTTGTATATAAGTTTATTTACGGTGGCTCTGTTGCAGCCACTGCGACTTACGCATTAGGGGCAGCACTTGGAGGATTTACATTAGGTGCTGGTGGAAGTAGCCTTGTTTCTGGAAAATTTACGCTATTTACATTCACGGCGAACAAAAAACTTTTAGGTCAAAGTTCGACAGCCAGCAGCACAGCGGCATACTTGGAAATGCAAGCGGTAGAGTGGACAGACACCACAACCCCATACACCTCAGTCGGAACAATAACAATGCCGAATGCGTGGACAGGCACTATCACGGTTAGAAGGGTTGCGTAATGATATATGCTAAATTCGTCGATTCAGTAGACTCCACCGGAGCCAGATTCACCGGAATACAACTCGCACCTGATGCCAGTGACCCATCATTTACTGCCTACGATGTGCCAGATACAAGCTGGTTTGTTCTGGATGCGAACAATGTGATAGGGACTCGTGACCCTGCTACGGTAGTTATGCCGGCTCCTACGATTACACAGATAATTGCCACACTTGAAGCAGCGGTACAGGATTACATTGACAGCATCGCACAGAAAAAAGGTTATGACAGCGGAATCTCATGTGCCAGTTATGATTCCAGCACAGTAGCTAGTTTCGCAGCAGATGCTAAAGCATTTATAGCGTGGAGAGACAGTGTGTGGGTGACTTGTCAGCAGATTGAGAATACTGACCTCGCAGCTACACCGCCAATTATCCCGACTGCGGCTGTGGTAATTGCTGCACTTCCTGTAGCACCTTGGTAATTTTAATTTTTAACGTAACATTAACAGAAGGAGATTTTTTGCTATGCAAACCCAAAAATTAGATACAAAGCGCAGCTATGGTACAGTCTTTAACCATGATCAAATCGCATATGTGCAGGATGGCATGTGTTTTGATGCTAGTGGTGAGTTCGTAAAACAAGACACAGTAAAATCTGTTGTAAAACAGGTTGTCGAAAAACCGATCAAAAAATCATCGAAAAAAGTACAGCCCACAAAAACAGATAAAGTAAATCTCGATGCTACAAGTTTCTTGGAAGATATTTTATCTGAAAACCCACTTTCACAAAGTGTCATCAAGAAACAATCCGAAGCAGTCGGTTTAATCTGGGCAGATATAAATCAAGCCGCAGCTGAACTGGGGATCCACAAATACAAACAAGGCAACATCAATATGTGGAAACTTGGGGAGAAGAAGTAATGGTCTGGAAAATCGATGGCGTGCAAGGCGCCGAGAGCAAAAAAATAGTCTGGGAGGCTGCGCCCTACTTGCGCGGGCGTGGTCTGGATTTGGGAGCGGGTATGTTCAAGATAATCCCGCATGCTATCTCTATTGACAACGGCGACCACGCCGCGCTGTTTGGGCATCACATGAGTGCAGATATAAAAGCCGATTGCACAAAGCTGGACATGTTTGCTTCACAGTCTATGGACTATGTGTTTAGCAGTCATCTTCTCGAGCATATTGTCGATCACGTAGCTGCCTTAAAAGAGTGGTGGAGAATTATCAAGCAAGGCGGCAAACTTGTCCTATATCTCCCCCATAAGATGTACTACCCTAACATGGGTGAAGAAGGCGCTAATCCAACACATGTCCATGACTTCATGCCACAGGACATTATTGACGCTATGTCACAGGTAACAAATGAACATAATCAGTTTGACCTCATTGTTCAACAGGAACGAAACAATGATGATGAATATTCTATGTTCTTGGTCTTTAAAAAGATCCAAGCAAAAAAACCTTCGTTTACCTGGATGCTGAACAAATTTGACGGAAAGAAAACAGCGCTTGTCTGTCGTTTTGGGGCTTTTGGGGATCTTATGCAGGCATCGTCTGTGTTTGCTGGACTGCACAAACAAGGCTACCACGTGACACTAATGACCAGTCTTCCGGGGGCTGATGTTGTGTCGCAAGATCCTAACATCGATGAAGTCATGTTACTTGATAAGGACCAGATACCCAATCCGGATCTTGGCAGTTTTTGGCGTTACCAAGAAAAGAAGTATGACAAGTTCGTGAATTTATCCGAATCTGTTGAGGGCACGTTTTTGGCGATGCCGGGTCGTTCACAACATGCTTGGTTGCCTGCTGCAAGGCATTCTGTAATGAACATGAACTATGTGGAATTCCAACACAGCCTGGCAGGTGTTCCACATGAACCGGTAATCAAGTTCTATACAACTGAAGATGAGCGCAAGTGGGCGGCAAAAGAACGCGCCAAGATGGGCAAGTTCGTTGTCTTGTGGTCCCTAGCTGGATCCAGTGTCCACAAGACTTGGTCAGGACTTGATTCTATCATTGCAAAATTGATGGTGATGTATTCAGACGTTGATGTGGTATTGTGTGGGGGACCTGAGTGCAAAGTTCTGGAAGCTGGATGGGAAAAAGAACCCCGCGTGCATTCGACTTGTGGCAAGTGGACAATTAGACAATCTTTGTCTTTCATTTCGGAAGCCAACTTGGTAATTGGTCCTGAGACAGGAGTGCTAAATGCTGCGGCTATGGAAGAAGTACCCAAGATTGTTTTTCTCTCACATTCCACCGAAGAAAATCTAACCCGTGACTGGGTTAATACGACGTCTCTGATGGGTCGTGAAACCAAATGTAAAGGCAGAGGTAATAATGAAGCCCCCGCTTGTCATCAAATGCACTATGACTGGAGTTATTGTACTAAAGACGAAGAAAGTGGTACAGCACAGTGTCAGGTTGATATTACATCTGATGAGGTATGGCATCATGTCAATTGGATAATGAAGATACTACATGAAAGAAAGGTCGATAAGGAGGTCGCATGACCACATCTGGTACATACAATTTTTCTGTAAACCGGGATCAAATAATCCGGGGAGCAATGATCAATATTGAGAAGTTGGATGAAATTGAACAACCCAGTCCACAAGATATTATAGATTGTTCTTTCTGGTTAAACATGTTGATGAAACAATGGATGGGCACGAAGGATTTTGCTCCCGGCCTTAAAACATGGACTCGTCGACATGGATACTTGACACTTAGCCAATTAGCATATGAATATCCGCTTAACTCAAGTACACAGGGTTGGTCTAATAGTCTTATATTGACAACATTAACTGCCGCAGTTTCTTCGGGTTCTGTGTTAGCTGTGTCTTCAGTAGCAGGAATGTCTGTCGGAGACAATATTGGAGTTGTGTTAGACGCAGGATACGTTTACTGGTCCACTATTGCTACAGGAGGCATCAACGGGCTTAATATAACAATCAATGGCGCTGTGCCCAGTAATGCGGCCCTTGGGGCAGTTGTTTACGATGAAGGATTGACCCTTGCACAACAACCACTTGAAATTATCACTGCGTCCTTAAGGAATTCATCTAAAAGCGACATACCCTTACGCATTTTGACCTCTAATCAATATGACGCTTTACCGAATAAAACAGATCCAACTAATATCGGGGATCCTACAGCTATTTTCTATGATTGGCAGCTAACACAGGGAAATCTGTATCTTGATGTTGGGGGAGCTCAAGATCCAACAAAATACATCTTGCTGACATATCTTGAAGAAATACAAGACTTGAACAACCCAGCAGAAACTCCCGAATATCCTCCAGAATGGTTCCTGCCATTAACACTAGGTTTATCCAAGTTAATCTGTCCTATGTATCATGGTACCTGGACACCTGACAGGGAAACAAATTATACAGCGGCACTTGCTATTGCACAGAAAAAAGGTGTTGTTGTTGAAACTGCTTATTTTCAGTGTGGTGAAGACTAATGGGAAATCTTGCACCTATACCTTTATTTGGTAGCGGGATTAAGTCAATATCCCCCACGATAACTGCTCAAAGACGCCTAAACTGTTTTTGGGATATTCGCAAGGATGGGGATAAAGCCAATGCTGTACTGATTGGTACTCCTGGTCTTAGTCTAGATTACACATTGCCAACAGGTCCCGTAAGAGGTTGGAGAGTTGTTGGTACTCTTCTTTATGTTGTAGCAGGTTACACTCTGTATTCTGTTGCAGCAGACAATACACATACAAATCTTGGAAGTTTGGGAACTGGTAATGGTAAAGTTTCTATGTCTGATAATGGCGCACAATTGGCGATCGTAGATGGAGCCAAGCTTTACATTTATTCTATTACAGCCGGAAATTATTATGCGACGGCATTCAACACTATAGGTCATTTTGGGGCAGTAGCAGACTTTACTTCTCAAGTCGGTAACGCTGCAACAACAATCACATTCTTTGATGGTAGATTTCTTGTTGAAATGAAAAATTCCCGACAAGCTTATGGGAGTGCTGTGTATGATGGTACTGACTGGGGAGGTGGAGCGCCGCCGAATGGTCTAGGTGCTGCAACCGGGTATTGGACTAAAGAAGATTATGCCGATAATCTATCGGCTATTGATTCATTTATTGGGTATGTAGTAATGTGGGGCATGGGTTCAATAGAATGGTGGCAGGACACAGGCGGGTCGCCTTTACCATACCAGCGCATACAAGGCGCTACACAAAGATGGGGGCTTGGAGCCAAGTGGTCTCGTGCAGAAGTTGGAAATACAATGATATTTTTGGGGATTAACCCCGAAGGACATGCCGACATCT